CCTCCTTGAATACTCTGCCACCGGGCTTGGGACCGGTGTTGCGCATTAACCGGCTCTTTCGAGCCGGCCCCTCTGCTACGTGGTTGGAGCGTTTGGATCGGTGCCCGTCGTTCCGGTCGTTCCCGAGCCAGAGCTCGAGTCGCTTCCGGTAACCTTGTTGTCTTCCGCACCGACTGCAGTTGCGGTTCCGCCCAGGATTCCAGCGGTGTCCGACACCAGCTGTCTTACCTCGGCAAGTTGATCGGACGTGATCGGCTGGCCAGCATCGAGCTGCTGCTGCATGGCAGTGATCTTTGCGTCAACGTCCGTGTCGAGCTTGGTGATGGCATCCAGATTCTTCTGGGCCATATCCTTGAGCGACTGGGTGTCTTTGAGGAGATCGTCACCTTGGGACATTAGTTTCTCCAGCATCTCGATGATTACTTCGAGAGGCGATTTGGGCCACCATTTCGACATAGTGTCCTCCGTGGTTGGTGTTGTCCGGCTTACTGCCGCCGGGGCGGTACTTCAGAACGTCGTCGCAACTCCGAGCGCCTCCGCAGAATATTCTCGACACCCTTAGCGATATCGCTTATCTCTTCTGTGCCGAGATTGGAGAGCTCTTGATCCGTTGGCTTTACTTGCTCAAGGCGATCATTGAATACATGAATCGCTAAGCAATAAGCGCAGATCGAGATGTCGCCAACGCTTGGAGAAGCTGCTTCCGGCCCCACGTTTCTTGAACCGTCTATTTTATGCCCACAGGAATAGCACCAACTCTCGGGCACTAGATGCAACATTCTGTTGTTCCTCCTTTCTCTCGGACTTGGGACCGAGACTGTGCATTAGCCCAAGGTATTATATACCTTGGACCCCTCTGCATTGTTACCGCTCTTCAATATCCGCAGCCAGCTGCCTTCGCAGCTTTTGGTTGTTCGTTCAAGTAATCGACAAGCATTCGTATCTGTTCTTGGTTCGCCCACTTGTCATACTCAAGGACGACTTTCTCGACGAGATTGATGAGCTCTTCCATCACTTGATGAGCCCCCTCTCTCGCAGGTCCTGACGAGCCGCTTCGGACCACTCTTCCGAGTCGAGCCAGCGTAGCAGCTCTTCACCTTGAATCTCTTTCTCGGTGTATACACGATAAGCGTGTAACGGAGTTTCGAGTAGTGAGACGTTCTCACCAACTTTAGCGTCCCACCACTCAATTGCTATAGCCGCGGACTTACTGTGAAAAACCGTAGCGCCAGTTGCGTTCTTTTCTTGGCACAAGAAGTTTGGATTGTAGCCCTCTTCTTTTTGAACCACGATCCAGCCATGGAATATTTTCTTCTTGGGAATTTCCATCATTTTCTCCTTCTGCTACTTCTCGGACTTGGGACCGAGATTGTGCATTAACCGCGGCTTATTGCCGCGGCCCCTCTGCATGCTTTACTTCGTTAAAGATAACGCATTTGTCGCACAAGCGCTTTTCTTTAACGATCTCACGACCAACACCACCAGGGTCATCCTTGTACGTCAACTTCTTCTTGGACGCTCCTTCAGCGAATATCGACCGTTTGTGATACGGTTGAGCACCTGGTCGTACCGGGTACACTTTCTCCCGAGTCTCGGTCACAACCAGTTGCAATTTCGTATGCGGTTGAACCGTCTCTCGGCACGCTTGGCAATTCCACATCTATTTTCCTTTCCACCACATGAACCACTCGTACCACTTCTTCGATCTTACCATCCAAACTGCGGTTGAATGTTGAGCCAGCGCCTCTTCTATCGTTGAGGTTCGCCAGCAGTAGTTGTCGAGCTTACCGCCAAAGACCATCGTCTCGTAGAGCAGCGGTTTATCACCGCCAAATGAGTGATCTAACCCCAAGAAGACGGTGGATACCATCGACTCACCGATCTGGTCTTCGGCAATACGAAGACTTGCCGTCTGAAGCCAAGCGGCCCAGGCAAACAAGTCATCACACTCGACGGGTTCATTGTTTTCATTGAGTATGTACCGGCCGGATTTCATTCACCTTTCCTCCGGAACATGTTGCACTGTAAAGAGTTGAAGCCGAGCAGATATGCTCTCGGCTGCCGTGGAGCTCCGTCGACGATCTTATTAACGTACACTTCCAAGGTACCGTCCTTGTCGAACTGCACCTTGAGCACGTACGCTGGCTTCCCGTCTTTCTTTACGGTGAACTCCTGCTTCTCTAACCCGCTGTCTTCACCCATACACTTCCGATCTTCTCGTACCGTTGACCGTAGCCTTGACCGAGCTGGCCGATCCCCGGACCGAGAGTGTGGCACGTGTGGCACAGAATGCCCCACGGACCCATTCTTGTCTTCTCGTCGTAGAACAAGTTGACGATAGGATTTGGACACGTTTGACACGTTGGCGGAACTTCTCCCATCCAACGTATCTGCTTAATCGGATTTGAGGTGTCGGGTTGGCTCATTAGACTGAACCTTTCTGGCGTACTCAGCGATCTTTGCCAGATGCTCAACTTCTTCAGCTGTCATGAACTGAGCAACATTCGTAAGTACTTGTTCTTGCTGCCCAGCATGAAGATTCTGATCGAAGTCAAGAACCCAAGCGAGAAGTCGCCGGGCCACAACTTTAGGATCACGTTCTTTTGGCATTCGTTTCTCCTTATACTCTGCGCTGGGCTTGGGACCAGCACTGCGCATTAAGACCGCTTGCTAGGCGGTCTCCCTCTGCTACGCCGCTTTTTGAGCGGTCTTACCGGCCTTCGTCAACTTGTTGACGCGCTCTTGCAAGCCGTTGATCGTGACGTCCAGCTTCGCGATCTTGCTCTCGAAGGACTTCTTCCGATCCGTAAAGATTCGGATGTACTTCTGAGCCGTCGCGATCTTCTCATCGACCTTCGCGCCCTTGTTCTTCTCAGCCTCAGCTTTCACCTGTTCACGCAACTGCTTCATCTTCTCGCGGGCGGCCTTCAAGGCTTCCTGCGTGCTGACAGCATTGATCGCCTGAACATTGTTCTTCGCTGCGGCGTTCGAGGTTTGGTTTTTCATGGTAGTTCTCCTTGTACAATTAGACGGTTTGAAAGAGATCCGTCAACTCGAGCTCAGCCTCGAACAGGCTGGCGACTCTGCGACGCTCGGACTTGGGACCGAGCCGTGCATTAAGCCGGATTGCTCCGGCTCCCTCTGCGTTACCCGAACAGCATCACAACTTCGTGCAGTAAAACCTCAATGTCAGCCTTGTGCCCGCTTAAAGACCACTCATTTACTCTCATTACACGAGTTGAACTCATCAACGGATATGGAATATACGCGATCGGGTTCCATTGTCGTGAATCTTCATTCAGAGCTTCCGCGATAGCGTAGCTCTGAAAATCGTAACTGTCACGCGATATCGTGACTCGAATATGAATTCGATCATGTCCTGGCATCACGAACATGAACAAACCCACGTAGTGTGAAGTTGACTTGCTGTCCCACTCTTTCGTAGTAAGCTTAGTCACGCCTTGTGGTAAATTCATACTTCTTCTCCATGCGTTTAATTTGACGGGCTTGGGACCGTCACGCGCATTAACCGCCCATTGCTGAGCGGTCCCTCTGCGTTAAAACTTCTTTGGTCTTGTTATGGGTGGATGGCCATCTCTCGCTAACCGCTTGTTGACGTCGCCCAGAATCCACTCATCCAACTCACTGAAGTGCTGTATCAAAGCCGTCTTCAGCTTTGTCGGATCGACTTCAATAGCCATCGGCAGCACGTCGCACAGAATTGCGTACGCGCCGCACTTGAAAGCCATCTCCATGTCTTGTCGTTGATTTTCTGGAGCGGCAGGGTCGATTGTCCTGCTGGCGAACTCGTCCCACCACGATTGGATGTCTCTCATTGGATGTCCCAGGAATCGAGATTTCCCACCGAGGTGAGATGATTTACTACCTCTTCGACTTCCTTCAAGAAGGTTTCGTCTGACTGACCGTCGTAAAAGAAGCGGAAGTTTTCGTAGAAACCAACACCCTCATCGAACGTTGTGTTTACGAATCCGGCAAACGGCCGGATCATGTCGAACAGAGCCTTGGGAACTTCGAGAAAGCCGTGCAGCGGGAGAACGATATAGTACTTTCCCGCCACGAGCTGCACTACGAAGACCCAACCTCGATCGTTGTCGCTTCCGACTCCATCCTCTGGAGGATGATAGTCGGGGTGGTTTTCTTTGTATGAGTCGTGCCCGTACACGACGACAGCATCGTCTTCGCGTACTTCGACACGCTCAATTACTCTTTGTTCATTGCTCATGTGTTCTCCTTTTCTCCGGACTTGGGACCGGTTTCCAACAGTCCACTTGACGTGTGCTGTCGGAGGCATTAACAGGACGCAAGATCGCCCAATCACAGCACTTGGCACAAATTTCTTCGGCCGCGTTACCGTGTCGATCTCTTACTCTCGAAGAGTCATCGTCCTGTCCCTCTGCAATCCGCCACCCAGTTAGAGTGGCGGTTTTTCAATTACCGTAGCGGCTACCGTGAGACTCAAAGCAACAGTCTCTTAAGACGGAATTTTGTGTACCCGTAGGCCTGGCACGCTATGTAAGAATATGACCAGCTGTTTTAGCACCTGGAATTTTTCGATACGCTCTACGTGAGAGACGATTCACATCGTGTATCTTGTAGAGAGGAGAATGTATCGACCACGCACAGATAATGCAATCTGATTTTTATCCTGGTCTCACCAGCGTTGTTTCCGCCCATTCGTCCGATGGAACTGAGAACGTGACTTACATCTAGCTGCTATGCAGTATCACGAATCAGGTGGTTGAGGGTTTACGTTCGCGTAGCTTAAAGTCCCACACGGGAATTGTTAGGCTAACGGATACGAATCTTTGAGCTCTGGCGCTCGCGTTACCGGAATGTTCTTCATTCTAACAGTCCACATTTCAGTTGTGCTGTCAGACATCCCTACCGACGCGAAGGCATTAGCTCCCTGGGGTCTCGTGACTCAGCAGACATCCGCAAAGTGAGGTTGATCGTGGATTTGATATTTTGTCTGGCCCTTCATTCCCCGCGTTACTCAATTCCCCTCTAATGTGCTTCAATCGTCGTGAGAGAATCACTTACCGTTTGCTTTGGCTCTTGAAGAGAGCACTTGTGTCCGGAGCTCTACTGACCGTACGATATTTCTCGATTAGGCCGAGTCGTCGAGCGCGGCGGGACTCATTTGACCAAACTTTATTGAGAAAGATGCGGTATCGGCGAGCAGTTTCCGCAGGGCGCCGAGGTCAAGATGGGGAGGAGCTTTTTCTTTAACAGCGCCGACCATCAATTCCTAGAACAATTGTACAATGCGAAAGTGGAAAAGTACATAAAAAAATTATTTATTTTGCAAACGAGGAGAAGGAGGGTTGATGTGAAATACGCTCGGCGTGGAGTTTTCGGGACTCAAAGAGGCTGAGCTATGAAGCGTACTTTTGCTGTAACTGTATTCGTAGGCCTAAGTAGATAAAAGGCCTTTCAAGAGTCTAGCGCACTTTCGTAAGGCTTATTTTAACAGGACGAGGTATGTAGATCTTGGAGCTTTGTGAAGAGCGTAGGAGGGTTATGGTTGGACAAAGGAGGGTAGTCAGCCTAAGTTATTGCCCTAGTGCATTGTAACACCTATTAGTTAAACTAAAAAAGAATGGATTAGCCCTAGGAGCTAGATTCTAAAGGACTTGCTTAAGTACTAGCGGGAGAGCGACTTAGCCCTAGTACCTTGATTCTAAAGGAGATATCTGGAAAAACTTGTAACACCGATGTTTGCACTTATTACACGGAATATTACATGTAAGTAATAGAAAAGAAAGGAGTTAGGACTGCTTTCTCCAATTGTAATATCTCTTTCCTCGCGAGCCCTTTCTAGGGCTCAGGGCATCTCGCATCACACATCTCGTTAACAAGTGCAGTGATAGGATTTTCTATATATAGGAAAACTAGGACTGAATTGAAAAAGTTGCGGGGGGAAAATTTCTCTCTCTCTTATTACATACTACTTAGAAGTACTATATAAGTAGCTTTGTTTAGTATAGCTTAGAAGGATTTTTCAATGTAATATCGTGTAACATCTAGGAAGGGTCCAAAAATTAAAGGCTTTAGAGTGTGTAGCTTAGAGCCCAAATTTGTAACATCTCGATGGAAAATTGGTGTTACATGATATTACACTTTTTTCAGTATTTAGAGGGACGTATCGCATCGCTGTCGACGCGAGGTGCGCGAATCGGTATTTCGCTACGCGAAGCACTTTTGATCTGCTGTTTTCGATCCCAGATTCGTGCATCGGCATGTGGCAGGATGAGTGTCGATCACAGCGCGTTGCCATCGCTAGCGCGCGGATGTGCGAGGATGTGAGCTTTTCTCAGCGGATGTGTGTGAATTTATGCGCGTCGTCGCGTGCGCGCGTAACCTCACTTCGGCGCATTGCATCGCCTGCGACGCGAGGTTAAGCGCTAAAAAACCCTCTGCCGAAGCAGAGGGTCATCGTGAGCGGTGAGTTATTCGGCGGCGAGGAAGACGCCTGGGAAGTCAGGGTACCACTCGACCGCCCGCAGCGGGTGAACCTCGTCGTCACCGAGCTGTACGCCGACGGCTGCATGAGGGTGAGGGCATTTCTGCAAGTACGCGATGAGCTGAGCGACCGTGAGTGCCTGTCCGCGCATGGCTAGTACCGCCGGTACTTGCGCGTGGGGCGTGGATGTGAGCCGGCCAGGTATGCGAGCGTGAGCTGTACGGCGGCGATGATGCATCCGGCGATTGCGAGTCCGGCGCAAAGTTGAGCTGCGTAGTGTGCGAGTGTGACTGTCATCGTTCCTCCTCCTGCGTGCCGGGCTTGGGACCGGCTTGCCGCATTACGGGCGGCTTTCGCCACCCGCCCTCTGCGATTAGGCCGTTTTGGCCTTGTTCTCCGGGAGCCGCTTGGCCAGCCCCGCGATGGTTTCGTCGAGCTTCACGATTTTCGCGGCCATCCGGTTGCGCCGGTCAGTGAAAATCGCGATGTATTTGCGGGCGACCTCGACGCTTTCCGCTTCGCGTGTGCCTTTCTGAGCGTCCCGTTCCGCTTTTGCCTGTGCGCGGAGAGCCTTTGCGCGTTCCTGGATTTGCTTGAGCTCCTGCGCGGCGGTGAGGGTGGCGGGTGAGGCGGGTGTGGCAGTCTGGGTGGCGGCGTTCTTGTTGTTTTTCATTTTGATTCTCCGTGCGCCTGAGGCGCGGTGGGCCTTGGTGAACCCGACCAGGTTGGTTATTGCTGCACAACCAACCATGAAGTAACTATATAATGGACCATACTACGTGTACACAAAAAAATAAAATTATATTTCCTTTCGTTTCAACACGTTGTAGTGAAAATGAAATTCATTTTCACAATCGTTTCCGCTCACTAGCGACGAACCATAAAGCCTTTAGATAGTGCAACTTAAGTTGAAATTGAAATTCATTTTCAAAATGGCATGGGGTACACAGCCTTGAGGCAGGCGATCGCGGCCGCGTAACACCGCGCTATGATCTCGAGTCCGCACCCAACTATTTTTTCTCCGAGATTTTTTCGCGGATGATCCTCTATGCTCGACCTACGATACGAACTACGGAGTCTGCCGCCGCGCTCTTCATTTTTTATAGAATACTTGTTTCCAACCCTTGCTTATGTGGTATATATCTAGGTAGACCGGTTCAACCGGTTGGGAGCAGTTGTGGCAAGTGCCGGCAAGTGTGTTGTAGCGGCGCATAAACCGGGGCGCCACTTGTCCACAGCTGCACCTTTGAGCTTCGACTTATGGAAAACGAACAGCCTGAAGTTTACAGCGACGTACCGGCAACAAAGGTACTGCTCGACGCGTTAGAGAACGCAGATGACTTCGAGGACGTGATCGTCATCTATAATACGAAGAGCGGGGACATCAATTATTCCTCCTCGTCGTCCTACATCTCACGATCGTTAGGGCTGATCCGGTCGGTCGAGGTTCTGATCGAGAAGAGGTTACGAGATTGAGACTGCTTGCCGCGTTGCTCTTCCTGTCAGCTCTGTCGCACGGAGTGTGTTCAGTCAATTCTACGCTTGCGGCGCGCGGTCCGGTTGCTAAGGTTTGCCGGCCTGGAGTACAAGTCGGCGATACGCTTACGATTGCTTCCCCCGTTCAGTTCTCGGGAGCGCACACGCTACCGTTTCTACGAACCGAGTTGTGGTTGGACGGAGTAAAGGTTCACATCTGGAAGACTGGAACGGACGATGAGCTTTCACTCAATCTCTCGTCCGGTCGACATGTCGTTGCTTACCACATCGTATGGAGCAGCCAAACCGGCGAAGTTTCGAAAGTTGTTGTGCCAGTAACCGTAAAATAGGAGAGCCATGACAGCGTACGCTGGTGGGGGTTCAAACGGAGTCCTGTACAATAAGGATGGGATTCATAAGACGCACGCTGACCTTCTGTGGGACGAGAACACGTCCACGCTCAAGGTGCGAAACCTCACCGTCATGGGTTCAACTACCGGCATTACTGGCGGGTCGGGATCAGCGACGCTGGGTGGAGATTCCGACGTTACGGTTACTTCTCCTTCTGAAGGAGACGTCCTAACCTACAGCGGCGGCAAGTGGGTTAACGCTCAGCCGGCTAGTGGCACTGGAGGAGGGACAGGCGGAACAGGTTCGGTGTCCAAGGCGCAGGTTAAGCTGACATCATCGCAGTTGAAGAACTTGGCTTCAACGCCAATTCAACTTGTTGCCGCTCCGGGTGCCAATAAGCTCCTTCACATCGTCAATGCTGCCTTTGCTTACTTGCGTGGAACGGTTGGTTATACTGACGCGCCGAACGGGTATCAACTCGACGTTCAGTATGATGACAACATTGGTTTGGGATTCTCGGTGGGCGTTATCAACATGCTCACTGACGGTTATACCAGCAGCTCATCGTATTACCGGGCGATAAATGCTTCACCAAACAACCCGTTGGCTACTCTCGTAAACCGCGCATTACGTCTCGCGATTCCTTTCCCGAGCGGGGCACTTGCTACGATTGATTTGGCGGGCGGAAGCGGCGGTACTGGTTACGCGGTTGGCGATACGGGAACGCTTTCGAACGGAAGTGCCGGTGGGACCGTTACGTATACCGTAACCTCGGTTGATGGAAGCGGGGCAGTTACTGGCTTGACTATTGTTCCAGGCGGAAGTGGCTATGTAATCGGTACGCAGTCAAATGGAGTTAACGCTGGCTCACAACCTGGTTCTGGTTCTGGACTTTACGTTATTCCAGCAACGTTGGGTACGCTCGATGAACTTACGGGCGGTGATGGCGAGCTTATCGTGACTGTCTACTACGACACGATCGACGTTTCTTAAGGAATGGCTTATGAGAATTGACATCAGAGAGCAGAAGGTCCAGGAGATCACGGCGCCGCAGAAGTCACAGAGGGCGATCCGCAAACGTACTGGAGTGCTTCTTGACGCTCAGTTGCAACTTCTCGTAAGCCAGTTGTATCTTACGAATCAGTTCACGCAGAAGCAGATTTCTGACCGTCTCAAATCTCTAGGCTATGAGGTCGCTCAGTGCGACGTTTCTCGTATCATCAAGGGCCTGGAAGAGAAGTGGCGGCGCTCGACGATGATTAACATCGACCAAGTGATGACGACTGAACTGGCAAAGTTGGACATGCTGGAACATGAGGCATTTGAGTCGATGCGGTGCAACGCGGTCAGTCGAGATATGTACTGCGATCAACTTCTTCGTATCCACGATCGCCGCATGAAGTTGCTCGGTCTAGATAAGAAGAAGATCGAGGTTAGCGGCCCTGGTGGGCGGCCGTTGACAGCTCGGGTAACCGAGCTTAGCGATGAGAACCTGGCTGCCATCGTGGCGGGTGAAAGCGGCCAGGTTCCGTTGCCTGAAGAACGTAAGGGAACGCAAACAATCGTCGTGCCCGCCAGCGAGTGTGCTCTAGTTACGAGGGCCGATGCCACCGAGTGACGTTCCCAGAGGCTCAATTCGATGTCCTGCTTGTAAGCTCATGCAGTACATCACGAAGAATGAACATTGCCGTCGTTGCCGGGCCCCGCTGTTTCCTGAGAAGAAAGCTGAGGAAGAAGCTGCAGCTCTAGTCGCTGCTGAGGTCGTGAAGGAGGAAGGCGAGGTTCATGTTACAGCGACTGATACGAGACAGATCTGTGAGGCAATCGGTTTCGTACTTCGGGCCCTCCGTGCTAACTCAGGTCTTTCTCAACATGATGTTGCTGATCGCGGTGGGATTGAACGATCGCATCTTTGCCGGTGGGAGTCTGGACATCGAACTCCCAATATTGAGTCCCTTAAGAAACTCTGTAAGATTTATGGAATGGATCTGGCGACTTTTGTCGCGGTAGTCGAGTTGTCCATGGGAACGTATGGCGACAGTCTCTAATTCTAAGGCGGCGGTTGAACTCCGGCACATGGCAGCCACTGAGCTGCTTGCTCGTCGAGGCGCCCGCAAATCTCTGATCGAATACGCGCAGTTCACTCTACCACGCTTCCAAACAAACTGGCACCTTGAGTTCCTGGCCCGTGAGCTAGAACAGGTGATGTACGGAGTCACCAAACGCTTAATGGTGTTCATGCCTCCACGCCATGGAAAGTCTGAGCTTGTCTCAGTCCGTTTTCCTGGCTACTATCTCGGCAATAAACCGCAGAAACAAGTCATCGCAACGTCCTACTCCGGCAGTCTGGCCTTCGCGTTCTCCGCTGCTCTTCGTGATTCTATGAAGAGCGAAGCATACCAACGTTTGTGGCCGGTCAAGTTTCAGACCGACAACAACGCAACGTGGATGTTGAAGGGAAAAGAAAATGGACGTCCCAATTATATTGCCGCAGGAGTTGGAGGACCTATTTCAGGACAAGGGGCCGACTTGCTGCTTATTGACGATCCAGTCAAAAACGCAGAAGAAGCGGATAGTTTTGTCTATCGAGAAAAAGCCTGGCAGTGGTACAATACTACTGCGAGAACTCGACTCCAGCCTAACGGATCAATCGTCATCGTCCAAACCCGATGGCATGAAGACGACCTCTCCGGACGACTCCTCAACCTCATGCGAAGTGATCCAAATGCCGACCAGTGGAAAGTAATCCTGCTGCCGGCAATCAACACGGATGGCTCGACGATACCGAAGCAGATAGGAATGTATGACGCCCTGTGGCCAGGTCAATACCCTCACTCTGAACTGCTCTCCATCAAGGCTTCAGTCGGTAGTCGTACTTGGAGTGCTCTATACCAGCAACGACCCACAGCGGCAAGCGGCAAGTTCTGGAAACGAAATTGGTTTCGGTTCTATCGTCGTAAAGATCTACCTACCCACTTCGAGTCTGTGATCTGGTCTTGGGACATGACGTTCAAGGATAAGAAGGACTCTGACTTCGTCGTAGGGCAGTTGTGGGGCCGTCTGGGGTCGAAGAAGTATCTGATCTATCAAGTACGCGAACGAATGGACTTTACTGGTACTTGTGCTAAGGTTGTCGAGGTAAGTAATATAAGACCGATCTCGCACAAGGTCCTGGTAGAGGACAAGGCCAACGGACCGGCCATTATTAACTCGCTGAAGGAGTACTGCCCTCAGTTGACAATAGTCGCCGTCCCAAAGACGAGCTCGAAAGAAGCTTGCTGGGCTGCAGCAACTCCTGATTGGGAAGCCGGTGATGTACTGTTTCCACACCCAGACGAAGAGCCCTGGGTTCACGATATAGTCGATGAATTGTGCGGAGTGCCAGAAGGCGCTTTGTTTGACGATCAAGCTGACGCAGCGGCGCAAGCCATTAACCACTGGCGGACTATGTTCCGTTCAGCAATGTTGGAGTTTAAGATATGAGCCAGAATAGCACCGATCTCGGTGACGGCACATTTGCAACTGGTATCCCTTACCAACCTGCTGAGCAGCAGCCCACGCCGTATACTCCTGATCCGTCGACGACTTCGATGGCTTATCGCGAGATGAAAGCCGGTTGGGACATGGTTGATGCGATCTGGGGCGGCACTCGCACCATGATGAATTCCCAGTTCCTTATCCAGGATGAAGGCGAAAGCAGCGATTCGTACGCTCTACGGCTTGCCCGGTCTGTCTTCTTCAATGCCACGAAGCGCACCATCCAGATGCTCGTCGGTAAGCCATTCTCGAAGCCCGTCACTTGGGACAAGACGATGGACCCTGAGATGAAGAAGTGGATGGACGATGTCGATCGGGCTGGCATGTGCGCTGACCTGCTTCTAAAGGATACGCTGCGGAATCAGATCAAAGATGGCCATGCCATCTACTTGATTGACTACGACGCCGTTGGCGACCCTACCACGTTGAACCAGAAGGAAGCGGAAGACCTCGGTCTTCGTCCTTACGTTACGTTGGTTGACGCACGTGATGTTCTCTTCTGGCGCTCAGACGTTGTCAACGGGAAGCAGATTCTTGTTCACATTCGAATCCGTGAAGTTACGACGGAACCAGATGGAGAGTGGGGCGAGAAGACAGTAAAACGCATTCGAGTGTTCGACCGTGGAGTCTTCGATCCTCTCGAGACCGGGGCGTTGCAATTGTGCGTTCGTTGGACGTTATACAGGGAAGATGATACCAACAAGGACAAGCCAGTTTGGATACGTGAAGCTAGCGGCTTCTTGCAGGCGGTCGGAAACAAGTATTTGATCGAGATTCCAATCGTTGCTGCGTACGGAATGCGAAAGGGCTACTTTGAGTCTGAGCTTCCGCTCGAGGACCTGATGTGGTTGAACATTGACCACTGGCGTTCAGCTTCTGACCAACGTAACATTCTTCACCATGCCAGAGTGCCAAAGCTGTTCGCGAAGGGCTTCATCCCGGGCGCCAAGACCGGCGAGACCACTGTAGGTAAGGTCACACTCGGTCCAGACCGGTTGATCGCCACCGACAACCCTCAAGGTGACCTGAAGTACGTTGAGACGGAGGGAAATGCCATCGACGCAGGTCGTCAGAACTGCGAAGACATTAAGATGGAAATGGCTGTCATGGGAGCTGAAAAGCTCGTTAAGAAGACGGTCTTTTCTACTGCTACAGAATCGATGCATGACAATACTGCTGAAGATTCTGAGCTCGGAGCGATGTGTAAGTCGCTCGAGGATGCCTGGGCAGATGTCTTACGATTCATGGCAATTTACGCCGGCAAAGATGAAGCGACGGCCGGTTCCATCGAAATTAACAAAGACTTCGGAATCTTCCCGTGGCAGCTGCAGATTCTTGCCAGCCTGATTCAGCTCTATACGCTCGGAGCGATCACGCAAGAAACTTTGTTAACAGAATTTCAGCGTTTAGGCGCACTTTCCGATGTACTTGTTATAGAGGATGAGGTAAAGTCTGCCCTAGCTGAGATTCCTCAAAGAGCAAAGGTGTTACAGCAGCTTGGACAGGGAACAAAGCCCCAACCGAAGCCAGCAGGAGCTGCTGGGGACGGATCAAACGTAGCATAAGGCAGGAGCCTACCGATGGAAGTCGCAGACGTAGTTGATGCTATCGAGACTGCACCCGAGAATCTTCGGGAGTTTTACGTAAAGCAGGACGATGGCAAATTCAAGTTCGACCCAGCAGCGGCAACAGCCGGTTTGAAGAAGAACCGGAACGACATTTTGACAGAGAAAGAAAGACTCGCCGCGAAGCTTGCTGGCGTTGACGTCGATGAGTACCGTCGGCTTAAGGCCGCCGAAGAGGATGCAAAAAGAAAGAAACAGCAAGATGAGGGCGACTGGGAAGCTCGGGAAAAGTCTTTGAAAGATTCTTTCCAGGCTGAAAAGACGACTTACGAGGGCAAGATCGTCACGATGACGAAGGCGCTCGAAAAAACTCTCGTTGATGCTGAGGTTGTGGGAGCGTTAAGTGCTGCGAAGGGGAACATCCCTGTAATGAAGCGGCACGTCAGGGATTACGTCCAGATGACTGAAAGCAACGGCGAGTACGTTGTCAGGGTCGTCGACGACAAAGGCCAAGTCCGCTTCGTCAATGGAGTGGAAATGACCATCCCGCAATTGGTTGCTGAGTTCAAGTCGAAAGACGAGTTCAAGGCAAACTTTGCGGCTGAAGCAGGTTCGGGGAGCGGGGCTCCCAACAACGTACGCCGTACGCCAGGGGCAGAGGCTGATGTCTTCAAGATCGGGAACCCGACGGAACGACTAAAAGCGGCCCGTCGTTTGCCTAATCGGTAATATATCTTGCAGTAGGAGAAGAAGATCATGGCAATGACTCTCTTGGAAGCGGCGAAGCTCAATGCGGGCGATGTTCTCCGGTCTTCCATCATCGAAATTTATGCCCAGACCTCGGACATCCTCCGCGTTCTGCCGTTCGACACAATCAACGGCAACGCGTTGCGCTACAACCGAGAAGAGACACTTCCTGGCGTCGGCTTCCGCGGTGTGAACGAAGCTTACACCGAGAGCGTCGGCGTACTCAACCCGTTGACCGAACCCCTGGTCATCGCTGGCGGCGACCTGGACGTGGACAAGTTCATTCTTGACACGATGGGTGGCGATCAGCGAGCGGTTCACGAGGCGATGAAAGTGAAAGCTCTCTCGCTGCGCTGGACCAAGGAGTTCATCAAGGGCGACTCTCAGAGTGACCCACGCATCTTTGACGGACTTCAGGTTCGCGTTACCGGAACCCAGTTGCTTCAGGTCGCCAGTCCTTCGAGCGGTGGAGATGCACTGTCCCTCCTGATGCTGGACCAACTCATCGATCTCGTGGACAATCCAACCCACCTGATCATGAACCGTACTATGGTCCGTCTCCTGTCTGCCGCGGCTCGCAACGCCTCGGTTTCCGGTTACATCACCTACTCGGTGGACGAGTTTGGGCGCCGCATCACGTCGTACAACGGCATCCCGATTCTCACAGTGTGGTATGACAACAACTACGCCGAGATTCTGGACTTCACCGAAGCTTCGCCGGGTGGCGGCTCTTCTGTGTCGACCTCGATCTACTGCG